CTACAAAACGCTGGTTGAAGAGCTTGGCGACGAAATACCCGTAACCAACGAGGGGTTCATACCGGCGCCAATCGTTAAAAGCATCCAGAACCGGGTGGAAACCGCCATTGAGAACCAGATGACCGCCTACGGGAACCTGGGCACCGACCCCGCCGACCCCAACGATACGGGCGTTACCTGCTACATCGATCACCAGCAGAACGTGGTGGCCACCTCGCAGCTGAACATTCAGCTCCGCGTGAAACCCTTTGGCTACCCCAAATACATCAACGTGTACCTTGGATTTAAAACCGCTAATACCTAACCGTTATGGCATTCGATAGCAGAGAGTACGAGTTTGCCGACATCACCCTTGTGCTTGGAGGCAAGGACATTACCGGCATCCGCGGTATTAAGTACACCGTTAAGCAGGATAAGGAGGCCGTGTACGGCAAGGGCAGCGACCCCATTAAGATTCAGAAGGGGAACCGAAGCTACGAGGGCGAAATCACCTGCCTGCAGAGCGAGCTGGAAACCCTCATTGCCGCCAGCCCCGACAGGAGCATCCTCAGCCTGCAGCTCGATGCGGTGGTAGCCTACGGCAATCCCAGCAAGGGCGACGTCCTCATTGTGGACGTGCTGCAGGGCATTCAGTTTACCGAGGAAACCATTGAGATGAAGCAGGGCGACAAGTTCGCCGAAATCAAGCTGCCATTCATTTTCCTGCGCAAGAAGGCGCAGGTGGCATAACCCTTAAAAATGTAACCGTATGGAAAAGCTAGTTGGACAGGTAAGTAAGGAGCAAATCGAGGCGTGGAAGCAGCAGCATGGCAAGGTGTTCGGCATTAAGGTCGATGGCCATATCTGCTACCTGCGCACCCCCGACCGCAAAACCCTGTCGTACGCTGCCAGCGTGGGCAGCAAGGACGCCATCAAGTTTAACGAGATCCTGCTGAACAACTGCTGGCTGGGCGGTAGCGAGGCCATCAAAACCGACGACTCCCTATTCCTCAGCGTGAGCGGCAAGCTGGCCGATCTCATCGAGGTTAAGGAGGCCGAGCTGGTAAACTTGTAAGGGCTGCCGAGGTCGATGAGCGCGATTGGGTGCGCCAGGTTGATGCCCTCATCCGCTACCACTTCCACGTTGACCCCGGTAGCCTTACCGATGAGCAGTGGGCCATGCTGTACAACGACCTCAAGTGGGTGAAGCGCAAGGAGCAGGAGGAGCTAAAAAATGGCCAGGGCCAGTAGGAAGGCGTAGGTAATGCCGAAAAGAATGTATAGCGTGTACCCAATAAACCGGTTGCCCCTGCGTACTTCACGCCGGGCGATGAGAAATGGTGAAACAACAATTACCGGAGCCATTAACACGTACATAAGCAGCGCGGGCAAGCTCTTAAAGATGAAGTAGTAGGTTGCCAGCAAACCGTAAGCTATAAACAAAACCAGCAGCACTGACATGCCGAACATTTTGGAATATACTCTTAGCTTAAACGATAAGATCAGCGAAAAGTTGCAAAAAATTGCAGTCACCTCAGAGACTGCGCTGGGAGTATATTCCAAGCTTGAGAAGCAAACCCAGGTGGTGAACCGGGTGATGGGCGACATGGGTAAAAGCGTGGGATCGCTACAGCAACGGCTTGCCCTGCTAAAACAGGAGCGCGACTGGATACCGGCGGGTAACATAGAAACCATCAGGGCCTACAACCGCGAAATCAGGTCGCTTGAGAAGGAGATAAACAAGCTGCAAACCATCAACGGCGGCAAGCTGAAAAGCTGGTTTAAGGATGCCTTTGCGCAGATGCCCGGGGCGGGGTTCATTACCAACCCGCTGGTGGCCGCAACCGCAGGCATTGGCGCAATCACCAAGCTTGGCATTGAGGCCGAGCAAACCAGGGTATCGTTTGAGGTGCTGCTGGGCAGCCAGCAGAAGGCGGCCGATATGCTTGGCGAGATGAATAGGTACGCCGCCATCACCCCATACCAGAAGGCCGACATCCAGGATGCCGCCAAAACCATGCTGGGCTTTGGCATTGCCCAGGATAAGATAATGCCCAACCTGAAGATGCTTGGCGATATTGCCATGGGCGATGCCGGCAAGCTGCAAAGCCTTACGCTGGCCTTCTCGCAGATTCAGAGCGCCGGCAAGCTGTCGGGGCAGGACCTCCTGCAGCTCATCAACGCCGGGTTTAACCCCCTGCAGGAGATATCGCGGAAAACCGGGCTTACCATTGGCCAGCTCAAGGAGCAAATGGAGAAGGGAAAGATATCGGCGCAGATGGTTGAGGAGGCCTTCCGTTCTGCCACCTCCGAGGGTGGGCTATTCTACGGTATGACCGAAAAGATTGGGCAAACCATTGGCGGTAAGCTGAGCACCCTGCTCGATAACCTCAAGGAAACCGCTCTGAAGCTTTTCGAGGTGATTGGCCCGGTGCTGACCCCAGCCCTCGACCTGCTTGGCGGAGTGCTTTCGGCGCTATCCGTTCCTATTGGCTACGTGGTGTCTGGCATTACCTGGTTCATTGGTAAGCTTAAAGAGGGGAACCCGCTGGTGATTGCCATAACCTCAGGATTGGCAGCCTTTGCCATTGCCACCAACGCATCGGCAATAGCAATGGGTGTGGTAACCCTGGCCACCAAGCTATGGGCAATTGCCCAGGGCATACTAAACGCCGTTATGGCCGCAAACCCCATAGTGCTCATAGTAACCGCCATTGCTGTTCTGGTTGCCGCCTTTGTGGCCGCATACCAGAAGGTGAGCTGGTTCAGGGGCATAATCTACGCCACCTGGGAGGTGATCAAGGGGTTTGGCAAAATGCTATATACCCTTATCATCGGCCGTATCATCGATTTCGTGAAGGGCATTGGCGCGCTGGGGCAGGCGCTCTACAAGGTGTTTAAGGGCGATTTTAAGGGCGCCTGGGAAAGCGCCAGGGATGCCGCCCTTAAGCTTTCCGGTGCCGAAACGGTTAAAAAGGTAGTAGGGCAAGCAAAAGAGCTTGGGCATAACGCTGCCGAAGCCTACCAGAAAGGGTATAACGAGGTAGAAGAGAAGAAGCGAAAGGCAGGCCTTACCCCATCGAAAACGCAGGAAGCGCTGGTTAGCAGCGTGAACAGTAAGGCCACCTTAGCCCCTAAACCGGCTGTTGAGACCGGCGCAGGCGCCCGATCGGAGCAGGCACATCGTAGCAGCAGCATCACCATAAATATAGGTAGAATGGTTGAAAACATTGTGCTAAGCGGCACCCTGGAGGAGAATAAGGAGAACATCCGCCGACAGGTGGAAGAGATGTTCCTCCGCGTGCTGTACGCCGCTCATAATGTAGGGTGATAAAACGAAAGCCATGAACGATCCTGTAAAATCGCTGCATGATAGCACGAGCATAGCGCTGAACAGCCAGATAGCCCTGGGGTTTGCGCTTCCCCCGCTGCTACCCCTTCGCACCATCGTTAGGGTTCCGGCCATCGATCGCGACGGCCGGGTGGTGGACGAGAGCCTGCAGCGCAGCGTAACCAGCGGCCTGCAAAACCTTGCATCTACCTACTGGCAGGTTCCTGTTACCCTCAAGCTAAGCACCGAACCCGATGGCTTCACCCTGCCCGTTGACCCCCTGGTGGCCATATCGGGCGGTAGCAAGATTGTAAGGCGCTACGTGGCCAAAGGCGATAGGCGCGGCAGCATCAAGGAGCGCTGGAACCAGGACGACTACGAAATCACCATCACGGGCATTATTACCGGCGATGAGAACCATACCCTCAACGACTACCTGCAGCGCCTGCGAACCTACTGCGAAGCCAGGGAGAGCGTCGCAATAATATGCGACCTGCTTAACAACGTGTTCGACATCTACACCCTGGCCATCGAGAGCTTCGACTTCCCCTTTACTCCCGGCGAGGGTAACCAGCAGTTTACCATTAAGGCCTATTCAGACGATAGCTACCTGATTTTAACGGAGTAAGGCGATGCTAAACATGGTATTCGACATACGGGTGGGAAAGTACAAGCTCGGCCTCATAGCCGGGGTAAACATTAAGCGTTCGGTGGAGCAGCTTACCGACACGGCTACCATCACCCTGCCGGCTACCATGTACAACAAGGCCATCGCCTCCACTACCTCGCGAATCTACTTCCTTGAGAAATCGGTAGGCTACGGCGATGAGGTGGTAATCAGGTTGGGCTACAACGACACCCTGGTAACGGAGTTTACCGGCTACCTTGAGCATGTGGAGAACGATAACGACCAGCTACGGCTGCACTGCGAGGACGGCATCTTCCTCTACCGCAAAGCCCTACCCGATACCGAGCACAAAAGGGTTACCCTTAGCGCCCTGCTGCAGTGGGTCATTGCCCAGCTGAACCTGAACCACAACCTCAGCTGCAGCTACGACGTAACCTACGACAAGTTCGTTACCCTGGGCAATACCGGTTACGACGTGCTCAAGAAGGTACAGGAGGAGCTTAAGCCCAATATCTACCTTAAGGGGAACACGCTGCACGTGCACCCGCAGTACACCGAGCTGTTCGGAACGGCATCGTACGACTTCGCCAAGAACATCGAGAAGAGCAACCTCAAGTACAGGGATGCCAGCCAGCGCAAGCTGCTGGTCGAAGTGCATGGCCGGGATGCCAGAGGTAAGGAGGTAAGGGTGGAAGAGGGTACCATTGGCGGCGATAAGCTTACCCTGAACATATCGGGTATAAGCGACCGCGAGAGCCTGAAACGGATAGCCATGCAGGCGCTGCTATCGAAAGGGGGCTATACCGGCTATGAGGGGTCATTTACGGGCTGGCTCATACCCTACTGCGATGCGGGCTATAAGGTGCGGTTAACCGATAAGGATTACGAGTATAAGAACGGGAGCTACTACGTGACCGCCGTGGAGGTGAACTTCACCGAGAACGGCGCCGAACGGGTGGTTACCCTGGGTAAAAAGATTGAGGAGTGAGGCAATGGGAGTTGAGCGCGACATACGCGAACTGATCAGGCAGATAGCAGGCGAGCGCCAGCCGGTTCTTTTCCCGGCCGAGGTGGTAAGCGTGCAGGGTACTTCCTGCACCGTACGCTACCAGGGCGTTATGCTATCGGACGTGAGGCTTACCGCCATGGACGATTCCGCCACCATTACCATCACCCGTGGTGGTGGCTGACCTTTCCAGCGGCAGCAAGCGAAACCTGTGCGTGGTGCAGTACGGCAAAATCGAAAGCATTACCATCAATGGCGGCGCGCTGGGCGGGTTGGTCATCGGATCAAAGCTGGCCGACTGGATGAATGCGGTTGCCCAGGACCTGCAGGCGCTCAAAACGCTGCTCAGCACAACCCCGGTTGCGGGTAACGGGGCGCCCCTTGGGGCGGTGTTTAACCCGCAAACATCAACCGTATCTACTAACGATATCGAAAACAGCAAGGTAAAGCATGGCTAAAGGAAAGGGCATACAGCTTAACGCAGAGGGCGATCTCCTCATCGCCGGCGGCACTCTGGCCATAGGCGATACTACCTACCAGAACGTGTACCTGATCCTCTCCAGCCATAAGGGCGAGTGGAAGGAGCACCCGCTCATCGGTGCCGGCCTTACCGATAGCCTGGCCGACGAGAACCCCAGCTACTGGAAGTACACCATTCGCAGCGAGCTGGCCAGGGATGGCCTTACCGTTAACAATTTGCAAATACAGGAAGGACAAGTACTAATCGACGCTAAATACAGGTAACTATGGCATTATCTCTTAAAAACATTATTGGCGGTGGCGCCAGCGACCTCGTGAAAAGCATCGGCGAGGCCATCGACCGCAACGTAACAAGTACCGAAGAGAGGATGCGGCTCTACAACGAGCTCCAGAAGATTCTCAACGATGCCGATCACGAGCTTACCGCTCGCCACGCCTCCGACATGGCCAGCGATAGCTGGTTGAGCAAGAACGTTAGGCCCATAACCCTGCTGGGGCTCATCACCCTCTACCTAATTTTCGCCCTGCTCGATGGGTTCGGGTTGCTCCACCTTAACCCGGCGTATATCGATATGCTGCAACAGCTTTGCATCATCGTACTAACCTTCTACTTCGGGTCGCGAGGCATTGAGAAGGTAAGCTATAACCTAACCAGGAACAGGAATGGCAGGTAATACCACATTAGCGCCCCGACAGGGGCTACTCGACATTGCCATCAGGGAGCTGGGAAGCCCCGAGGCGGTATTTGATATTGCCATTTCTAACGGCCTATCCATTACCGACTCACTACCCGCTGGCGCCTCCATTACCATTCCCGCCACTTCCCCATCACGCATCGCCTCGGCCTACCAGAGCCTCGGCATTAACCCCGCTACCGAGCTCAGTGCGCTCGACTTTGCCAATACCGTAGCCGGCGAGGGCATCGAGTTCTGGGCTATTGAAACTGACTTTATAGTAAGCTAGCCATGCGAACCGTTAACGACATAAAGAACGAAATGGCTGCCGCGTTCATGAGCAACGAAACCCTGGCAGCCCGATACGGCTTCCCCATTGGGGCAGCTTTCGACGATCACTTCTCCAGAGTATCCATTGAAAGCCTTATCCTGTACGTGGTCGCCTTTGCCATATACACCCTCGAAAAGCTCTTCGACCTGCATCGCACCGAGATGGAGCAGCTCCTGAGCACCCGCATGCCCCACCGCCTGAAGTGGTACTACGACAAAGCCCTCGCATTCCAGTACGGCCGTTCCCTTATGCCCGATTCCGATACCTACGACGAGGTGGTTAGCAGCGAGAAAATAGTTAAGTACGCCTCGGTGGTGGAGTACCAGGGTAAGCTTTTCATCAAGGTGGCTAAGGGCGATGCCCATAAGGAACCCCTAACCGATGCTGAGCTTACCGCCATTACCAGCTACTTCAGCGAGATTAAGGATGCCGGCGTTAAGCTCGAGGTGATCAGCCTCCCCGCCGACCATATTGCCATTTCCATCGATATCTACTACGACCCCATGGTGCTCTCCGAAAGCGGCCTCAGGCTCGACACCGGCGAGGATTCCGTACGCAATACCATTCGCCACTTCGTGGAGCATGGTATACCGTTTAACGGCCAGTACCGCAATGCCGACCTCATTGATGCCCTCCAGCTACTCGATGGCGTGATAATTGCCGAGCTAAGGCAGGCCTCTACCGTACCCCATAGCGATTTCACGAATAACCCCACCAACCCACCCTGGGTAACCATCAACGCCTACCATACCCCCATTTCCGGGTACTACAAGTTCTATAACGACGAGGATTTGATCATTACGTTCATACCCTACAAATCGGTTGATAGCCTATGAACACCATTTTCAACATAAACTATAAGCGGCTCATAGCCCTGCTCCTTCCGGTTGCTCTGCGCAAACCCGTCCTGTTCGCCTTTCTCGAAAGCCTTACCAAACCCGTAGAGCAGCTCTACAACCGTTTCATAACCCAGCGCCAGCAAAACCTCTACAACGCCTCCATAACCCCCCAGGTATGCTCCCTGCGTAAGCTGCTTAACGACACCTTCGACCCCACAGCCCGCCGCATCTACATCGCCGACGGAATGGTTAACGACTGGACTATCATATACTCCTACCACCTGTTTAACCCCACCGACGCCCGGCAACCCCTATGGGTAGGGCCTGGCCTCTACCACAGGCTATCCAGGCAGGGCGTGGTTACCTCTATAGGCTTCGACTTCGCCGTGTACGTACCCCAGGAGCTCCGAAGTACCACCAGCGTAAACCGTATGGTTTCCCTGCTCAACACCTACAAGCTCGCCTCAAAGCGTTACGTTATAAACTACTACTAATACAGCTGAACCTATGAACAGGATCGATTTTCTGAAGTATAACCAGTTCCCCCTCTCAACCGAAACCCTGAACGCCCTTCAGGATATGGTGTTCCTATCGGCCCGCGTGGCAAGCCTGGGGGGATCAACCTACATCCTCGACGGCTGCCAGGAATCCCAGAACACCGTATCGCCGGGTATTGTCGTTATTAACGGCGAAATACTCCCATTCGAAGGGGGAGCCAAAAGCAGCTACGTGATCGTCGTCGAGCAAAAGTCGTCAGTTAGCGTGTATGGCGAAAGCTACAGCGATATCTACATCACCCGAAAGGCCGTTTTCGGTTCGGGTTCGCC